AAGAATAACTTTTCTTTTGAAAAATCTTTTTAGAACATTGAGATACTTTTGAAATTTTTCTTTAAAAAGAAGATCACAAGAAAACTCGTAGACTACGAGTTTCAAAATGATTTCTTAGAAAAATAAATGTTTTAGAATAATAAGAGAAGTCTCTGTAAAAGAGACTTTCTTTAGAAGAAAAGAAGAATTAAAATTAGAAGATTAAATTCCAGGTTATACGAAATGCTACGGTTTGATCTTTTACTTTACCTTTGAATACTCTTGTGGCAATAAGATTATCATCAGAATATAGTCCGGCTTCGGTGTAAATTACACCATTTCCGCTTCCATTGAAAGCATCTGCACTTATATTGAAAATGTATGAAATACAAGGTTCAGAGATATCAAGTCCTGTAAGTTGAATATCAACAGTACTATGATCATTTGTTCCGTCTCTTACGTCTGAAGCAGAAGTAATTGCCATATTTCCACTTGGTGTAAATGTTATTTCATTCCAAGTATCACCTTTTTTATCTGGATCTCTTAAACAAAATAGATCAGTTTTAGTATGATCAAATCCTTCTTTTTCTGTTTTAGGGGTTAAAATATCATTTCCTATGTGACCTTGAGTTCCAAGAACTAATTTATTAATTACATTCTGAGTACTTATTCCACTTATCAATTTTGCAAATACCACGCGAGCCGTATCTACAACTATATTGTGATTTTCAAAACTATCAATAACATTTCCATTTTTGTCTATAGACTCAATTTTGAAATATCCTTTGATTTTTTGAAAATTTTCAAATAATCCTTTTAATTCTGTTTTTTTCATTATATACCTTTAAGATTTCTCTAAATCAATACCGTGTTTTACTAGAGTTAATTCTATATTTCTTGTTGAAGCTTCAATTTTTGCTAAATTACCTTCCATTTGTTTTACTCTTTCAATTACAACATCATTTTGAGTTTGTAAAAGACCCTTTAACATATCCATAGTTTCTTTAGAAGTAGCATTAATACCATTTATATATGTTGAAAGATTTTCAATTTTTTTATCATTTTTCACTTTGTAAAATAAAATAGAAGATACTATAGCAAATGCTAAAAATATAATACCACTAGCATCCAATGTTTGAAAATTCTTCGCAGCTTCAACAGTAGGACCCAATGCATCTAAAACTGGTATTGAAATTTGACTTGTTTGTCCTTCCATTATCTTACCTATTTAAAATCGACTTTATAATTTTATCATTTTCTTTATAATTTTTTTCAATTTTTAAATATTCAAATTTACAAGACTTGTAACTTTTTAATAAATTTTCATATGAATTAATCAATTCTTGATTATTTGTTATTTTTGGTTTCTTTAAAGAAAATGATTTCTTTGGTATATTCTCAAAATATTTATAATTCATTAATTTATTTTCTAATTCTTTATTTTTGAGCTCTTGTGAAAGAATCATCTTTTTCAACTGTTTGTTTTGAAGGTCTTGATGAGTTTGAATTTGTTGAGTATTCTGATTGTTCGTCGTCGAAGTTATCATCCCACAGCCGGTTAAAGACAGCAAAATTAGTAGATTTATTATTATCGAAATTAATCCCAGAATATTTATAATAAGTATCTTTAGGTTGAATCTCATATATCAGTTCCCTTTTTTTCAAATTATCAAGTACTTCTTCTTTATTTGATATATTTATCTCTTTTATGTTTTCAAACGTTTTCAGCTCTTTTTTATCTAAAATTGGTTTAAGTTTTTCTCTAAGAGCATCAATACTTCTAACATTTGTGTTAGAAATATGAACAATCTGAAGAATTTTATTTTGAAGTTGGATTATATTTTCATTAAGTTCTTTAATAACATTGTCTTTTTCAATTAAATCATTCATTAGCATATCATTTTTAATACTTAAATTATATTGATAATAAGATAAAAATAAAAATACACCACAAAGAAGTATAAGAAGTTTGATTTCTGTTTTCATTTTATCCTAACATTTTTAGAGTATTTTTTCTATATTCCATAACTTCCCTATGTAATTGCTGGAATGAGTTATCAATATTGATAATATCTTTTTCTAAATCATCTAATTTTTTATCAGTATCTGGTTTTAGAATAAGTGATAAAGAAAATCCCAGAAACAAAATTATAAATCCAACTTCTATCATAATGAAACTCCTTAAAAATCATTAATTATTTTTAATTTAATATCAGATAGATTTTGTTTTTTCATAAGTTCTTCAAATTCTTGAACAGCTTGTTTTGAATTTCCAACAAAATCATCTGAATACGTCTTACCAAGTAAAATACAACCTAAAGTATGATCTTCTGTATTCCCAGAATGTATCATGATATATCTTTCTTTAGGAACTATATCGTTATATACGTGAATTTTTGGACCTTTTGAAGGAGACACTCTCCAATATATATTATAAATACCTTGGGGTATTCTATAGTCTTTGTTACTTTCAATACCCTCTTTTAAATTTTCTAATGTATAACATTTAAAACTTCCAAAAGTCAATTCACCTATTGTTGAATTTTTACCTATTTTAAAACGTCTTAATATCATTTCCATTTCAAAATTCCTAATATATTATATTAATATATTTATCTTTTTTAATGAAAAGATTCTAAATACACACATTAATTTACCAATTACAGTTTTCAACTGTTAATTCTTTCTTTTCACCTATTGTATTAATATAATCTCTTAGGTCTTGTATAACATCATAAAGTTCATAGTATTTTAAATATGTTTCAACTTTTTCGAAGTTTAATTCTTTTTTTGCTTTTAAGAATTGTGTTAAAATACTACTTTCAATATTAGAAGGAATTTCTGAATCCAGAACTAATTTCTTATTTCTTTCATAATTAAGTCTATATATAGGATTTGAATCTAAATAATTATCTAAAGATCCAAATTTTTTAATCATTTTATCAACAGTACTTTTTCCAAATCTCAAAGTTTCAAATACTTCAGAATTAGGATATTCTTTAAAGAATAATTCTTTTATCTTATTTTGTGTAACATAATCTAAGTTATAGAATTCTAATTCTGATTTTTTATAAAATTCTTTAAATTCTTTTGTAAATTCTGAAAAATCAACAATTCTTGGAACATTATCACTCTTATCCCCTATCAAAGGATGGTAAAATTCCATGTGACGCTCATCATCTATTACAAACTTATTAGTAATACTACTATATTGTTTAATATCTCCAAATTTATGAAGTTGTTTGAAGTCTTTATCTGGAGAAAGTATTAAAATAGGTTCAAAATTGCAATATTTTCTTGTTAAAAAACAAATAATATCGTCTGCTTCTGCTTTTTCTGTATTGATAACTTTGAAGTTCATATATTCACTTAGAACTGTTTCAAATAGTGCTATATGTTTTGAAACTTCTTTCCAATTTATCTCAGATTTTGCTCTTTTTTCTGTTCTTTGACCTTTATATTCTGGATATAAATCATTTCTCCAATATTTGTGTGAATGATCATCGCAACAAACAATGAAATCTTTATATTTCTTATAATATTGTTTATGGAATTCAAGAATTTCAGAAAAAACTCTACCGATCACAACTCCTATAAATTCTTCAGTTATAAATTTGCCATCTTTTTTATGAGGTTTAATATTTGAAGTTGCTGTAAATGTTGCTCTGTGGAATCCGCTTGAAAAATCGTATAATATCATTTTTTATCCAATTTTAGGAGAGAAAACTCTCTCCCTTTTATTTTGTTAAATTAGCAATCAGAGCATCAAGGTCATTTGCTTGTGGCTGAGGGGCACTTTGAACTTGGGGTTGAACAGGTGTAACTGGGGTTACTGGAGTCTGAGCTGTTGGGGTTACATCAAATGGAACAGTAGGAGCACTTTGAACTTGTGGTTGAACCGGAGTTACCGGAGTAACAGTTGCAGGAGACACTTTTACTTCTTCAACATCCGGCATAATTGGCTGTGAAACAGCATCATTTGCATCGAATTTATTAAGAAGTGCAACTAATTCGTCGTAAGTTTTATAAGCTTCCGGTTTATCCCATTCAGATAATTTATAACAATTAGTTACAATATCTCTAACAGCATCTTCGGTTGAATTATAAATTGCTGTAAGATTATCATCAATTATTGAAGTATCATAATTTATGATATTATTTGTGCCTTTTGTTGCTCTTAGAATAAAGTTATATCCCTGAAGTGGGTTAAAAAGGTTCTTTGGTTTAATACCAATTTTTTGATCATCTGGGGAAGGACTCATATATTTTTGAATTTTCTCAGTAAGAGATTTACTCATATCAAGTAAGAATATCTTTCCATTATTTTCTGGATTTTTTGGATCGTTTATTACTTTAATGTTAGTAATATATCTTACTTTACGTCCATAACATTTTGCTTCTTCTTGTTTACCTTCATTCCAAAGTTTAGAGAATTTCTCTTGAAATGGATCTGGTTGATTAATTGAAACTGGACTCCACTCATTAACAAATTGTTTTCCACGTTTTGCAGCGATTTTATACAATTTCTTAATCATACCTTGCTTACCATCTGGTTGAACTTCACCATCTGGCAGAAATCTAATTACAGCCATACCATTACCGTTTTTATCTTTGTCTAATTTATAAAAACGACTATCTTCTGCATATCCACTTCCAATATTATCTTGGATTATCTCTCCACCTGACATTGTATCTATATCAAAACTAAAACTATTTAAATCCATTGTAATTTCCTTTATATTCTTTAATATTTTTAAAACTTTTAAAACTAATTTAAACCTTTAAATATTTTTAAACATCTTTAAATTTTTAAATAAACTAAAACTCTTTACATCTTATATTTAAATATAAGTTATTTTATTTATTGAAGTAATGCAATTATTATT